TGGCCTCAACGTAAGTCGAATAGGCCCCACAGCAATCGGTTACGCGCTGGCCTAATTCATCGTAGCGTGGGCTGCTCATCTCGGTGCTCCTGTTGCGAAGGTGATTATCCATCTTCTTTAGCTAAAGAAGACATGTTTCGTGAAACATACCGATCTAGCCGCTACCCGCTATGCCATACCTGCGCCACGCAGTGGCATCGGTAACGTCCTTAATAGCACCGTAGCCGTAACGGTACCCGCCCCGCGATATCTTGCGGGTGTACTCGCCAATGAATTGGCCCTCACGCCTAGCCCTAGCATTACTCTCGGAGTCGGGATCGTAGCTCGCTACAAAGCGAACTCCGTACCTTTCCCATAAGTCATTGGTGAATCTGGCTGTGATTTTGTCGGCTGACGTTTGACATAACGAGCCGTCTACGGTACACGCGAATCGTGCCCGTCTGTAGGCACCGGGATTGATTAATCCCAGCTTCTCCGGCACTATATTGTAGCGCACCATTGCCTCCTCTTTGGAAGGAATAGAGTACTGCTATGGATACTTCTAAGGCTAAGGGCTTGCCCCTAACTCCAAAACAATCGGCGTTCGCTGGCTTCGTGGCTGAAGGAAAAAACTATACCGCTTCCTATCGCCTGGCGTATAACGCCAAGAATATGTCGAACAATGCGATCAGTATCGAAGGTTATAAACTCATGAAGAAAGAACACGTTAAACTTCAAGTCGATTTGCTGAAAGCAAATAACTCGACGGCTACCAAAGCACACGAACATACCCGCCAAGCTTGGATCCTAGAGCGACTCAAGGAAGAAGCACTGGATCAGGATAACAATGCTTCCACCCGTGTTCGGGCACTTGAATTACTAGGTAAAGGAGCCGGTCTGTTCGATAGTAGCACTACCGTTGTAGTAGAGAACCGTACACCTACCCAGATTGAAGCTGAATTGAGCGAGAAACTAGGCATACTGTTTGACTGATAGCACCCACATAGGAGCAATGCTCTCTCTACTGTCTGGCATCTTTAGCGAAAGATGCTGGCTAAAAACAGATAGTCAGGTTTGACCCTGACTACCTGTACCGTGCGTCCTAGCCTAATGATTTTCTTAGCACGGTCTCCAAACAGATAGTCAGGTTTGACCCTGACTACCTGTACCGTGAAATAACTTCACCTGAGCCGTTCGCATCGAGTTCGATGCCCGCTTTAGCAGATTAAGAACGGTGGCCCCTCACGGACTCCGCTTTGACTGACTGACTGACTGACTGACTGAGTAGGAACGTCCCCACAATACACACAAAAAAAAAGGAAACGGAGGGACAGGTTTGATCCGGTCCCTCCGTGGCCCTGCTCACTAACTACAGCCGGTCCAGTGGTGGATTCTCTTAGGTTACTTCGCGAACAGAGCGGCTCGCTCCTCAGTAGTACCGTTCCTGAGAGTTTCAATTTCTGAATCGGTATACTGATTCCTTGCCACACTCCACTTCGTGGCACTCTCGACAGCGGCTTTTTGCGTTTCCGCTTTCGTTCGCATGTCCACCATCCCAGCAGGGTTAAGCTTGCGGAATCTGGCCCGTACTTCCCTCCACTCTGGACCATTCTCCTCAGAAAGCTTTTTTACTGCTGCTTGAGCTTTCTGATACCTTGCTAGGGATGCAGCGGCTTTTGCTACGGTGATGGTACTATTTTCGCCCGCTGTGCCTTTCTGTTCCTTCTGTCGGAACGTGATCGTTCGATCCTTCTCTTCCCAGTGTTTCGGGTTGAAAATGAGCGTATCGGTCATATCCCTAGCGTAGGTTTTAACCCTTCCCAGTGAAGCTTTATCCTTCTTAGCTTCCGCCAGGATACCCTCAGAACCCTCATCGGTACTGCATATATGCGACAGGTTCCAGAAGGGTTGCCAGTTTTGCTTGAGGGTCGTTTCCGCACCGTTGCGATAACCTGCAATCGCTTCCGATGCTGCCTCTCTGGTACGGGCTACCTTGGCCACTTTGTTCGAGTGAGTCGCCCGTAGGTGATTGTAATACTCAGAGAGAGAATGTCCAGCCTCCAAGATTCTAACTATCGAAAGCCGTAAGCTCTCACTCAGGCTGTTCTGTGCCTTGGAAGCTTCCGGAGCCGCCGTCTGTCGCCAATAATCAGCAACAGCCAACAAGTCGCCCTCAGCATTCATCAAGTCCAGTTTGCCCATTACTTCGGGAACTTCTGTCACTTCGGGAACTTCTGTTACTTCGGGTACTTCGGGAACCACCGTTACGGTAGTCATAGATTGCTTCCCTTGGTTTGCAAGTTTTATGAAACTTGTGTGGGAAGAACCCATCCACTGGACCGGCTTGTCGGATGCACTCTGGCTCTTTGGCCAGCCACGAGGGTCTCTAAACCCTCTCCCACTTCCGACAGTACCAAGCTCGCTTAATGTCAACGGCCAGTCAAGGGGTCTCGGTATATCCACAATCTATGCATATTTATGCATACTGGCTGACTCGGTGTGGTTGAGAATGGTTCTCAAGTAGCGGAGTTCTGCTAGATGAGAATGGTTCTCAACTAGGACCGGGTACCCCGGACCCCCCCTTTTTTGCGCCGCGCTAGGCGCGGGGGGATAAGACGGTTTTGCTCGTCCCACGTCACGATTTCAAAACTGTTTGCGTTTTCCTGGCGTGTAGGTTCTATCTAGCTGGTATAATCTAAGTTTTTTGAAGTTGGTATATATCTGGTTGGTTTAATCTATCTGGTATATACTAGTACTAATCTAGAAGAGGAGGGGGGGGTATTTTCTCAGGATTAGGCCCCCCCCTTTTCTCGCGTAAAATTTTTATGTAATTTTTGAAAATGGACATTGCTACGATACAGGACCAAATCAGTTCACTGCCTGCCGATAGACAGCGTGAGATACTCGTTTTGCTTGACGAGTTATCCGACGCTCGTATCAGGGAAGAAGCGAACGACGACTTCCTGGCATTCGTGAGGGAAGCTTGGCCTGCCTTCATAGAGGGAAACCATCATCGCGTGATGGCGGACGCATTCAATCGTATTGCAAGCGGCGAGTTGAAGCGTTTGATCATCAACATGCCCCCACGCCATACGAAGTCCGAATTCGCGTCTCATCTGTTTCCTGCCTGGTATTTAGGAAAGTTTCCTGATCGCAAGGTGATTCAGACTGCTCATACTGCGGAACTGGCGGTTGGCTTTGGGCGTAAGGTTCGTAATCTCGTGGGATCTTCCGAATATGCTACGATGTTTCCCGGTGTCGCGTTGAGTGTAGACTCGAAAGCTGCGGGACGCTGGAACACCAACAAAGGTGGCGATTACTTCGCTATCGGGGTTGGCGGTGCCGTTACGGGTAAGGGCGCGGACATCTTGATTGTCGATGACCCACATTCCGAACAGGAAGCGGCATTGAACGATCCCGATGTCTACAATAAAACTTATGAGTGGTACACTTCCGGTCCACGTCAGCGGTTACAGCCTGGTGGCGCGATTTGTCTGGTGATGACCCGTTGGTCGAAGAAGGATCTGACGGGTCAAATTCTGAAGGCTTCCATCCAAAGGGGTGGTGCGGACGAATGGGAGATTATCGAACTACCCGCGATCCTTCCTAGCGGCAAACCGTTATGGCCCGGATTTTGGCCATTGGAGCAACTTGAATCTCTCAAGGCGGAACTGCCGGTACCGAAGTGGAGTGCCCAGTATCAGCAAGATCCGACTTCCGAAGAAGGCGCGATCATCAAACGGGAGTGGTGGAAGGAGTGGAAGGAAAAGAAACCACCCGACTGCGAATTCATCATCCAATCGTGGGATACCGCATTTCTCGCGAAGGAGACCGCAGATTACAGTGCATGTACGACGTGGGGTGTTTTCTACACGGAGGACAATCAGGCCAAGATCGTTCTTCTAGATGCACTACAAGAACGTCTGGAATTTCCCGATCTGAAGGTTCGTGCGTATGAGATGTACAAGGAATATAAACCCGACGCTTTTATCGTGGAGGCGAAGGCGGCGGGTAGTCCCCTGATCTTCGAGCTTCGCAGAATGGGAATTCCGGTTGCGGAATACACGCCAAGCAGGGGAAAGGATAAAGTTGCCAGGGTGAACGCGGTATCGGACCTCTTTTTCAGTGGGCACGTCTATGCGCCTAAAACCCGTTGGGCCGAAGAGGTGATGGAGCAATTTGCATCTTTCCCGTTTGGCGACCATGATGATCTGGTGGATTCCTCGACACAAGCGTTGATCAGATTCAGGCAGGGTGGTTTCATCAATCTGGACAGCGATGACCCGTGGAATGATTTGCTACCCACTCGTAAGGCGGACTATTATTGACTGCAACCGGGGAAATGATGTCCAGAAAGGGACATGAGTCGTTTTCGAGGATGGTGTTACGCGACCGGATGTTGGGTGACAGCGAAAACACCAATTTCACGCTAGACTCTGACGGCGAGTGGCAGAAGGATCACGGCTACTCGACGGTTGGTTCTCATGTCGAGGCCACGGGTGAGGTTACGGTTCCCGCCAACTTCGCTGATGGCATTTCGGCTACTTGGAACATCAAGGTCGAATCTAGTGTCAGCCCGGAGTACAAGAAGGAATACGACAATATACCTACGGGTACACCCGTCAGTTTCAGTATTCCGACGAATTTCGGCAGCACGAAGATCACGATCAAGATTTTTTCTACGCGGGGTGGTGTTGATGAAGGTTGTGAAGGCACTATCCAGATGAGCGACTAATGACAGGTCAAGAGGTTCCTCCCGGTTATTACGTCAGCAATAGTTCCGATGCGGATGTATTCTATGCGGACAAGAGCGGTAACTTCTATTTCAAGAAAGAGATAGGAGATAAATGGTCGCGTACCGATAAATGGAACTTCGACCATATCTGCGATGTGGAGACCGTGAACGAGCAGCAGGGTGTATCCGCTTCCGTGGATTCACATGACGGTAGGGGCTTCGAGGTAAAGGTGAGTGCCCATATCGGTGTCACCGTATCGGACGTGATGAAATGGCATTACGTCAATCCGGATGGTAATCAGGCTACGGTATGGGCTGGACCGGAAGGTGGGCCGGGTGAAGGAGCGAGTCTGGACGCGGGTGTCTGGTACGACAAAGATGGTAACATCCATGTGAAGTTTTCGACTTGCGGTGTTATTCCACATGTGGCGTTTGGCGCTGATCTGGTCATCAACCCGAAAACCGTCGAGAATCTGGATAAGCCCACGGAAGAAGATAAACAATTCTCCAAGGGTTTGACCGAAGGGCTGACGCTTGGTATTGCCGATAAGGCACCGCCCGTGATCACGCATACGGTTGCCACCTTGCATAAGGTTGCCGACGATCTTGATAAGATTTTTTAGAGATACCGTCTAGATGCCAACGGAAGAGGTTCCGCCGACTACGCGACTGAACGAGTCGAGCGAAATCATTATCCCGGTCAGAAACTTATTGGCATTGGTGGTTGCGACGGGCGTTGCGGTTACGGGTTATTTC